GAATCTGAGGCATGGGCAAAGGCGGTAATTGTGAATTTTATACGTGTATTCCCCGTTGACAAGTTACGTGTAAAGTCATGGAGCAAACTCACGTTGGCTCAAATGGCTGAAGCCTTGGCAAAGTCTGGAGCGGAATTGCATAACCTTAAAACTGAAGAGATATGCAAGTAAGTAACATTCAGTACTATCGGAACAACTTCGAGGCTTACAACACAATGAAAGGATATTCCTATTCAGGTATTACCAAAGGAGCAGGATTTATCCCATCAGCAAAGATGCGACTTGGTACTGCGGTACATGAGTACCTTCTTGAACCTGAGAACTACAACCATGATAATCGGGATATCGTAGTGCCACTTGCCAACGCAGTACGGGCAGAATTAAACGGTTTATTACCATTCTTGGATACTGAGTTATCGGTTTACGCAGAGTTCGAAAATAACGGTCTTATATTGCCTTACAAGGGCAGGGTTGACATGGTAAGAACTGGTAAGATTGTCTTAGATTTGAAGGTATCTGAAATACCTTTACGAAATTCAATCCCCTATTTTGGATATGATAGGCAAGTAAACGGCTACATGGCAGCTACTATGTCTGATTTGGGTATGATAATCCGAATAGACCCAAAGAATGCAAGGGTAGAGAAAAAGATGATACCCAAAGACCATTCGTGGTGGGAAGACCAGATATCACGTTTCGGAGTTCCTAAAGAAATTTATTAAAACCAATAATTATGAGTCAGTTATTTACAGGCAGCATCTGCGTTTCAGACATTGACAAGAGCAAATTAACACAAGCTAAGAATGGCAAACTTTATCTTCAGGTAGACATTTGGATAAACGACCAAGCTGATAACTACGGCAATACTGGGTCAATCTCTATCCGTCAATCTAAGGAAGAAAGAGAGGCTAAAACCAAAAAGACCTATATTGGCAATTTAAAACCCGTTGAAAAATCCAATAGTGCAGCACCTATAATAGAGGACTTACCTTTCTAATGTTCAATCTGTGATTTACCCCTGGTGTGTCTACATCGGGGAATTTTTAAAACTTTAACTTATGAGCAAAATACGATATAACGAAACCCATTACGATTGGTTTAAAGAGCAATATCCAAACGCTTGGAAAGATAATCTTTACTCACCACCACCTATGCCATCAGTCGATAAAGCCAATGGGTTGACGAAATACATCACTAATTTTCTCTTCTGGAAAGGTCACCGAGCAACAAGGGTGAATGTTCAGGGCAGGATTGTAAAGGGTAAATGGATTCCATCAAGTACTCGCAAAGGTTCAGCCGATATCTCAGCCACCATTAAGGGCAGATCAGTAATGATAGAAATTAAGGTAGGCTCAGACCGACCACGACCAGAGCAATTGCAAGAGCAGGAAAGAGAGAGGCGTTCAGGTGGAATTTATGAATTCATCAGAACTGCTGATGAGTTTTTGGAACTTTATGATTATGTTGTAAATTTGTAATGAATCTGATGAAGTGAAACCCATCAGGTAATAAAAAAACATTAATGCCCAAAATGGCAGGGAGACTATGTAAGAACATGGTCGGTTTCACCCCTGCTGTTTTGGGTTTCTTTTTTTATGCAAGTATGTAATAAATGCGGAAGCAGAAACATCATTTTACAAGATGTTGAATTTATTCAGTTTTTTGGGTGTTATGATTGTGGGGAAAATGGTCACCCATATGGCGATCAATGCTGCAAGTCAAAGGAGTTAGTACATATTATGGTAGAGCAGTCTAATGGCTCATGGGTAAGGCGAACCGCTTGTAAAACTTGTAAGTCAGTACAAGGTAAAAACATCCCAAAAGGGAAAGATTATCAAAAATTGCCTACTTTAAAAAAGGCAATACGTGATGAATATGAACAAAATTATAATCGTGTATATAAATTATATATTGCAAAATTTAATGAATTTCATCAAGAAAGAAGAAGACGAGATAACCTTGAATGGAAAGCTATTTATGATACATACATAAAATCTGAAAAGTGGAGGCAGAAAGCTGCAATGGTTAGAAAAAGAGATAATAACATTTGCCAAGCGTGTTTATCTGCTCCTGCACAAGCGGTACATCATTTAAGTTATCGTAATTTGACAAATGAACCACTATTTGAATTGGTATCAGTTTGCAATCATTGTCATTCAATGATACATAATCATTAATTTCACCATCCAATTTCATCTTATGCTTATTTCAACATATCGCAATGGATTTGATATCCAAAGTATTGTTACAGAAGATATTTCGGCAATTTTATCGGGTATAAAAACAGGAAGGTGGCAGGATGAATGCCTACCAATAATGAATGAACCTGATGAAAAGAAACGCAGGGATTTAAAAAAACACCTACCCAATTACACAATTTCTGGTAGGTTTGACAAAGGGAGGGCAGATAAAACACTAATTGAACATTCCAATTTAATTGGAATAGACTTTGACCATGTAGATAATATAAATGGGTTAGTAAATCAATTAAAGTCAGATACTTACACATTTTCAGTATTTAAATCAGTTTCTCATACAGGAGTTTGTGCCATAGTAAAAATTGAAGGCTCAAAACACCTTGAATCATTTAATGGACTTGCCCAGTACTATTGGGATAAGTTTAGAGTTAAAATAGATACTGCTTGTAAAAATGTTTCACGTATTAGATACGTCTCTTTTGATCCTGACCTTTACATAAATGAGAAATCAAAAGTATTCAAAAGCAAAGTACAAGAGATTGAGAAAAAGAATGATGAAGGTATACCTCATTCTGATACACGTTTTGGATTTGTACTTAAAAACATAGAAAAAGCCAAAAAAGACATTACTAGTAATTATGTTACTTGGGTAAGACTTGGTTTTGCTATTGCACACCAATATGGTAAGCATGGCGTTGAATTTTTCAAAGCAATAAGTAAATATTCTGATCAATACACAGAGCAGGAATGTATTGAACAATATGAATTGTGTTGTAGAAACTCAGAAGGCAGAGAAAAAGTAGCAACTATAAAAGCGTTTTATAATGAGGCTTTACATCATGATATTGATATTTATACTGAAGATGAAAAGATAATGATGAAAGTGGCTGAAGTTGCAAAACTTACTGGATTAACAGTTGAACAAGCGAAGAAAATGATTGAGGATGAGGGAGTTATACCTGATGACGCAATCGTTACTAAAGGTTATGAACAAGCAAAAAAGGAAGAAAAGAAGTCAAATAAACTTGATATTGAAGCCGTTAAATTGTTTTTACGCAGATATCAAATAAAGAAAAATGAGGTTACAAGAAAGTATGAATGGAATGGTAATGAGATGAATACTGAAGACTTCAATACTATATTCTTAGAAGCCAAAGAGAAATTTGAAAAGCTATCTAATGATATGTTTTTGAGTATAATATTCAGTCATTTCACGCCTATATATAATCCAATTAAAACATACTTCGATTCAATTGAATGGGATGAAAAAGATAGGATAACCCCATTGGTTCAATCAATTAATTCAGATACTGGTGACTTTGATTATAGGCTTATTGCAGTTCAATCATGGCTTTTGGGCATCATTGAATCAATATATATAGACAACCCAAATATCTTACAATTGATTTTCGCAGGAAAGCAGAATACTGGAAAATCAGTATTTTTTAAGCAATTACTACCAAAGCAATTATCAAGGTATTTTGGTTTGTCACAATTGGATAATGGTAAGGATGACCAGATACTTATGTGCGAAAAATTACTCATTCTTGATGATGAATATAGCGGTAAGGCTAAAGAGGATGCTAAACTAATTAAACGGCTACTTTCAGCACCTCACTTTGATATAAGAGAGCCGTATGGTAGACAAAACGTTAAAATGAAACGGATTGCATCCCTTTGTGCCACTACTAATGAAACTAAAATACTTAATGATATTACAGGAAACCGAAGAATACTTGTATTAGAGGTTATTGGGAAATTTGATTATGAACTATATAATAGTATAGATAAAGAGCAGCTTTTTGGTCAATTGTACGATATGCACAAAAAAGGCTATGAAGCACAATTAAATGACGCAATGATTGATCTTATGAAAGAATATACCCATGCAAGGAATTCTGAACCATCAGTTGAAGAGGAATGCCTTGAAAAATTGTTTCACAATCCAACCATACATGATGGATATAGCTATTTAACAAATACTGAAATAGTCTCAATTATAATGGATAAAATGAAATTAAGAGTCGGATCAAAGAAACTTGGTATTGTATTAAAAGAACTTGGGTATGAGCAAAAAAAGAAGAATGGCGTACAAAAATACCAAATTATGCCAAAATAGGGTAGGTTGGGCAACTTCGGGTAACTTGTAAATTGACGAAGTTACCCCACTCAAACTCAATGTAGATAAGGCTTTTAGCGTATTAGGGTAACTTGGGTAAGATAAATTCCTATAAAAGGTTATAGAATATTATATTATAGAGAGTATATATAACGCGTGATTTTTATAGCACCTTATAGGAAGGCGTTTTGAAGTTGCCCAAGTTACCCAAGTTACCCTACAAAAAATATTTCGCCATAAATATCTAAATCTGATTAATTTTGTTTAAATGGCAAAGAAAGGTTTTTACATACGGCATAATACAAAAGACAATAGCATAATGCTGAATGTCTTTGTTGAGGATTTTAAGGCGTATTTAGACACTTTGCAGTCAGATGATGGTTGGATAAAGCTGAGGATATTTGAGAGGCAAGAAGTGGACTCAAAAGGCTTTACACACGATATGCACGCAATAGTCTTGAATAAACAAGGAGAAAATCATGAGTAACGTAAAAGGATGGGGTGGTAAGAGACCTGGAGCGGGTCGAAAAAAGAGGATGGATGAAGAAGAGCAAATGGAGAAATTATCTGTGTTCGAGCCAGATGCGTTTAAGGCATGGGGTGAGAAGATAAAGGAGAAGGATATGGAAGCCATAAAACTCTTTGTAAAATACTACCTTGGCGAACCAGTCAAGAAAGTAGAGCAGACAATTGAAGGCAATTTATCAGGATTAGTTGTAGAAATTATCAATGGGACAACCGCTGAAAATACAAACAAGTAGAGTATTCGAAATCCTCAAGGATTCGTCTTCCCGTATCACTGTGATGCAGGGCGGATCACGTTCTGGTAAAACGTACAACATAATTCTGTGGTTTGTGATTAAACTCCTACATGAACGGGGTAAAACCCTTTCCATTGTCAGGCAGTCATTACCGAGCATCAAGGGTTCGGTGCTGCGTGATTTCATTGAGATTCTGCTGAAGATGGGGATTTACGATGAGTCGAATCACAATAAGACTGAGCAGACCTACAACCTCAATGGTAATCTTGTTGAGTTCGTTTCCGTTGACCAACCGCATAAAATACGGGGTAGGAAGAGAACCTATCTCTTTATGAACGAATGCACCGAGATGTCTTATGAGGCATGGGTGCAGTTAACCATGAGGACTGAGGGTAAAATCGTTCTCGACTATAACCCTTCAGATGAGTATCATTGGGTATTCGATAAAGTCATTCCACGTGATGATGCTGATTTCTTCATCACTACCTACAAAGACAACCCATTCCTGCCGAAAGAACTTGTGGCTGAAATCGAACGCCTAAAGGATGCCGATGAGAATTACTGGCTTGTTTACGGATTAGGTCAGAAAGGAAATCAGAATGACACAGTTTACACCCATTGGAGGCCAGTAACCAAGATGCCTGAAGGTGAGACGGTTTACGGACTTGACTTTGGATTTAACAACCCATCGGCAATGGTTAAAGTGGTATTTCATGATGGTGGTATTTACGCAGAGGAGATGTTGTATGAAACTAAACTCACTACGAATGACCTTGTAGAGCGGATTAAGAATCTCGGCATTTCAGCCTATGATGAGATATTTTGCGATTCTGCCGAGCCTAAAACCATCGAAGAACTTGTAAGGAATGGGTTTAATGCTAAGCCATCGAATAAAGATGTGTTCGTAGGTATTCAAAAGATAAAATCTTTGCCTTTCTTTGTGTTGGATACTTCAGCCAATCTCATCAAGGAACTCAAGAACTATAAGTGGAAAACGGATAAGAACGGGGAGAGATTAGATGAGCCTGTGAAATTCATGGATCATGCCATTGATGGTCTTAGATATAGTGTATATACGAAATTAAACGCACCTCAGTTGACTTGGGGTATAATGTAATATTATGGGTATTTTAGATATATTCAAAAAGAAAGGACTTAATCCAAATATCGGAGCGCAAAGAGAAGTTCAACCCGTTAATGGTGTTGTACTTCAACCGTATTACTCAGAGGCATACGTGACTGAAGGTTATATGGGAAATTCCGATGTTTACTCCATCGTGACATTCCTTGCGAGGAAAGCAGGTTCAATACCTTGGTATGTTTACAAGATGAAGCCAGGGGAGAAGGCAAAAACTTCACTCGAAAGATACAAGCAACTCTCAAAAGGTCTGCACAACAAAGGAGCGTTCGAACGTGCTTTAATGGAGCGGAAAAACGCTTATGAGGAAAATATGGTGACTAATTCACCACTCGCTAAATTATTGGAGAAACCAAATCCACAACAAGCACAAGACCAGTTCTTTCAGAACTTGTTCGGGTATAGAATACTCAGCGGTGAGGGTAACATCTACGGAAACGATGGGAATATAGATAATGGGAAGTTCGTTGAACTAAACGTTCTGCCCACTCAATTTCTTGAAATTTACCCTGACCCGAATGACCTTTACGGGTTATTGGGTTATAAACTCATGGTCGCTCAAGGTATCAACATACCAAAGGCTAATGTATGTCATTGGAAGTCTTGGAATCCAGACTTTAACGATGTGACTCGTTCTCACCTTAGAGGTGTTTCACCACTTCGTTCAGCGTGGAAACTATTAAGGATGTCAAACAACGCAGCGGATGCAAGTGCAAAGATGACACAAAACGGAGGTGCAAAGGGTGCGCTCGTTCCGCAGCCTGTGAATAACAACATCCCTCAGATGACTCCTGAACAGGCATCAATTATCCAAAGGGCAATCAATGAGCGGATTAACGGAACTGACAACAAAGGTTCTGTTGGCGTTATGCAATATCCATACAACTACCTGAACTTCGGTTTGTCATCAGTTGACATGGAACTTGTTAAGACTCTGCAAATGACTTTGCATCAATGGTGTCGGGTATTTGGAATGCCGATTGTGTTGTTCGATACTGACACCTCATCATATAACAACTACACCAATGGTATGCGTGACCTAATCACCAACACCATTGCACCACTTTGTGCGGAGTTGAGGGATGAGTTAAATGCTTGGCTCGTTCCAAGGTTCGGTGAGAACGTGTATATAGATTTTGACATATCTGCGCTGCCAGAACTGCAAAGCGACATGGAGAAGATGGTTGCTCAACTCAAACAAGCCGATTGGCTGACCTTTGATGAGAAACGGACTGCAATGGGTTATGAAGAGAAGGGAGGTGCTTATGCCTCATCGTATGTAAGCGGAGGGATGATGCCACTTGAAATGTCAATGATGGATTTAACTGTTCCCGATGACAATAATGGAAATGGTATATGAGAAATACCCTAAAACACAGGCAGAACGAAATTGCCTGATAGAAAAGAGGATGATGGATGCGCTAAGGGCAGCATATAAAACAAGGTTAGAAAATGAACGCAAGGCAGAGGAAGGAATACTGGATGAAAACGGAGAGACTCAGAGCAGGTCTTGATAAAAAGTACTTTGAGCAGATTCAACAATCTGTTTGGAATACTTTCAAGAGATTTGCCCGTGACATTGAAGTCATCGGCATTGATGCTGCACGTTCACGGCTTGGTCTTGATTTGTGGGATAAGGAGATGCTGAAGATATTTGAGGCGATGTACAAAGAATCCGTTTTGCTATTTGGCAATAGTGTTTATCGTGCTTTGAGGATTGAATCACAAAAGGCTGAAACCTTTGGATTTAATCGTGAGTGGACTGATGCGGTGTTGGAGTTCCTGCTAAAGCAGGGATTTGTCTTGGTGGCTGATATAACATCAACAACTAAGAAGAAATTAAACGACATCGTAACTAAAGGAATCGAAGAAGGATTAGGTGTGGATGAAATTGTGAAACTAATCCTTTCTGATGAGAACCTCGCATATTCAGCCATGAGGGCAAGAAGGATTGTGAGAACGGAAGTAATGCGCTCAAGCAATATCGGTGCAATGAAAGGAGCGGAGGCACATGGGTTCTATGTAGATAAAGAATGGATTTCTGCAAGGGATAAGCGGACACGCAGAATACCAGAAGATGAATTCGACCACGTGCAGATGGATGGTAAAATTGTACCGTTTGAAGAGCCATTCACTTCAACAGGTAAGAAGGGTGAGCCTGTGGTAATTATGCAGCCTGGACAATTGAGTGATGAGAGTAATGGTATTTTTGCACCTCCAGGGTTTACAATCAATTGCCGTTGCACCGTTGGGTTCATTCCAAAGCGTGATGCCAATGGTCGTTTATTAAGGAAACCAAGATTAAATGAACCTCAAATAATATCATAATGCCGATAACAAGGTGCGACAACGGAAAATGGAGAATTGGAGATGGTGAATGCGTATTTACCTCTGAATCGAATGCAGCAAGGGCATACGCTGAATATCTTGAAGAGGAAGAGAACGAGTACAAAGAAGAAACCTACAACGATTACCCAGAGGCAGCAACGAATAACGCAAAGAGGGCATTAAAGTACAAAGAAGATAATGGCAGTGATTGCGGTACTCCTGTGGGATGGGCAAGAGCGAATCAGTTAGCTAAGAGAGAAAGGGTTTCACGTGACACAATCGCAAGGATGGCATCATTCAAAAGGCATCAACAAAATAAAGATGTGCCGTATGATGAGGGATGCGGTGGTATTATGTGGGATGCTTGGGGTGGAGATGCAGGAATTGAATGGGCAATAAGTAAACTTAATCAAATAGATAATAAAAAAAGTATGATATACAATTACAAACATCAGTCAATTGACATCAAAGATGTTGATGCGAAACAAGGTATAGTCACAGGCTATTTCTCCGCTTTTGGAAATGTGGATTCAGATGGTGACATTATGATGCCAGGTGCGTTCAAACGCAGTATCCAAGACTGGGGGCCTGAAGCGAAGGGCAGAGTAAAACATCTGATGAACCATGATCCGAGTAAACCACTTGGTAAAATTATAGAATTGAAAGAGGATAACTACGGATTGTACTACCGTTCAAAGATAGGCACTCACAAACTTGGTCAGGACTTCATCAAGATGGTTGAATCAGACCTAATTAAAGAGCATTCAATCGGATTCCGTATTCTACGTGAGCAAAAAAATGCTGAAGCGAATGAGATACATGAGGTGATGCTCTTCGAAGGTTCTTCACTCACTGCATGGGGTGCGAATGAGGCAACACCGATTGTGAATATGAAGTCAATAACTGATTTAACCGAATATAAAAATACTATTCGTAATTTTGAGAAGTTTATCCGTGATAGTGATGTCACCGATGAAACGATTGAACTATGTCTAATAAAAGTCAGACAACTCGCACAGGCGGTTGAAAAAATGAGTACCACGATTGCTACTGAAAAAGAGCAAGAGCAGGGAAAAGAGATAAAAGTGCCAGTGGACTCATTTATAAACATTATAAAAAACATTTAAAATGGAAGAATTAAAAAAATTTGAGGATGCTCTTGCATCCAAACTGGCGGAGCAAAAAGCTGCCGTTTCAGCAGAAAACGAAAAGGCTGCTAAAGCCTTCGAAACACGCATTGAGCAAATCAATGAGCAATTGGTAAAAAACAACCAGTCTTTAGAAGAGGCTCGTAAAGATGCCTTGGAAGCTAAAGCAGCATTGGGTAAAATCAATGCTAAGACTGAAAGCAAAGTAGCTACATCTTACGCAGAGCATATCAACGCCATCAAAGCTGAGATTGCGAATGTTGTAGAGAAAGGTTACAATGAAATCAAAAATGCTGCTCGTACAAATGGTAAGGGTTTCTCAGCAGACCTTGACCTGAAAGCAGTAGGCACAATGACCATCAGCAACAACCTGACTGGTTCTGTTTACACATCTTATGTTGACAATCCTGCCCTGCGTTCATTCGTGAATCCGCACCTCCGCAGCGTGTTCAACATCATCCCTGTAAGCACTGGTTCAGTATCTTTTCCTCGTGGTAACACTCCAGTTGGTGAAGGTTCTTTCGGTAAGCAAACAGAAGGTAGTGCAAAGCCTCAAGTTGACTACGATGTAACTGTGGTTAATACCGCATTGTCTTTCATCGCAGGTTATGCTAAGGTATCTCGTCAGATGATTGATGATCTGCCTTTCCTTCAGGCTTATTTGCAGCAGTCTTTGATTGAAGACTTCCAAAAGGCTGAAGACACCTATTACCTGAATGCCATCGCTGCATCTGCTACCGCAGGTTCTTCTTCAGGTGCTAACACTGCCGAGAAGTTTATCGATTACCTCGCTCAATTGGGTGCATCCAATTGGACTGCTAACCTCGCTTTGACCACACACGCTGGTTGGGCAGGACTTTTGAAAACCAAAGGTTCTGATTATTCTGTTCCTGGCGGAATGACAATTGATCTCAATGGTAATGTTCGTATTGCAGGTGTTCCTGTTATTCCTCATAGCCTTGTAACTGCATCCAAGATATATGTAATGGATACTACAAAGTTTGCCATTGCACAACAATCTGGTCTTGCAGTAAGGTCAACCGAGTTCGACCAAGATGACTTCATCAAGAATCTCATCACTTTCAGATGCGAGGCTCGTTGTGAACTTCTTCAGTTCCAACCAAGCGCAGCAGTTTACGGAGCAATCTAATCCTGTTTCTTGCTAATAAGGGGGAGGTGTTAAAGCCTTCCCCTATTTTTATGAATACTATACTACTAACTACACACGATTCAGCAAGAACAGAAGGGGCATACAACCATCTACTATCTCATGGTTTTGATGCTGATATATTTTACGCTATAAAGAATGATGATGCTAAAACATCATTCAATTTATCAATGCAGCAGATTACATCACAAAGTGATGGTATTTTATGGTTCTTTGAAGATGATGTCTATTTGAAGGATTCAGGACACTTGCACAATGCAATAAATCAGATGCCTACTGATTGGGATATGCTATATCTTGGAGCGAATCTTGTTGCACCAATACAAAGACATTCTGATAATCTTTTCCGCACATTTGGAGCATGGACAACTCACGCAGTATGCTTTAATAACGCTAAAGCACTCTGTGAGGCGTACCAAGACACTACACAGATGTTTGATGATTGGCTAAAGGATAACATTCACCCAAGAGGTAATACCTACATCGTTTCACCTATGATTGCGTGGCAGAAACCACATGAATCCCCATTATGGAATCACTATGCTGATTATACCGATATATTTAACGCATCAGCAAATAAACTATTATGAAAATACTCGCATCCATTCATTTATATCCACCTCAACACAATTGCGGTGCTGAGTATATGTTGCATGGAATACTAAAGCACTTACAATCAGAAGGACACCATATTAAAATATTACTACATCAAGCTAATCATTATAAAATAACAAACAATTATGTTTTCGATGGTATTGATGTATTCCCACCCAACCCAAATGTGATTGAAGGATTAATGAGGTGGTCAGATGTTGTATTCACCCACTTGGATTATACAAGGTGGACAATTCACACCGCTAAACTATATCGGAAACCAGTATTTCACCTTATACATAATTCTCATCCGTATCCAGAGATAATTGATGCGGAGAATAAACAACATATTATTTATAATTCTTTTTGGCTAAAAGACCTACTGAATTATAATTTTAGTAGTTTTGTATTAACCCCTCCTTGTGACTATCGTTATTACGATACTAATACTAACACTTCACGCAATACTTACATTACACTAATAAACTTAAACGAAAACAAAGGGGGTAAGGTCTTTGCAGATATTGCCCGTGCGATGCCACATAAACGATTTATGGGTGTTCTTGGTTCATATGATGAACAAGTAACCGAAAATCTGCCAAATGTGGTATATGTTAAAAATAATCCGAACATACTTGAGACTTACAAGCAGACTCGAATTTTACTCATGCCATCGGATTACGAAAGTTGGGGCAGAACGGCAACTGAGGCAATGTCAAGCGGTATTCCTGTGATTTGTACTGAGGCAGATGGTTTAAAGGAAAACTGCGGTAAGGCAGGTATTTACATTAAAAACAGAACCGATGTTAAGGAATGGGTCAGACGAATTACTGAACTTGATGAAGAAAAAGCCTATAATTCAGCATCAAGAAAAGCAAAAACAAGAAGCAGAGAACACGATCCGAGAGAAGCACTCAACAACTTTAGCACTTGGTTCAAAGAAAAAGCATACGAATGGTATACATAAATAGCGTAGTTATCCAAGCTGATGCCGTTGCAGAGCCTGTGAGCAGGACTGATGCAAAGAATTGGATGCGTATTGACTACACCACCGATGATACTTTAATTGACAACCTTATTTCCGCAGCAAGACAACATCTTGAGAAATTAACGGGGAGGTCATTTGCGAATAAGTTGATACAAGCCAATGTTGAATGTACTGGGAATAACCCAAAGGTTTGGATAATTGATTTACCATATTCTCCTTTAGTGTGCGTTAATAGCGTGACAATGAAGGAAGGTATAAACGACAATGAGACTTTAACTGCTAATGATGATTATGAGGTGATTGGTGGTAAGTTGTGGTTGTACATCCTAGGTACCTACACTGTGACATATCAGGCAGGATATGGAACACTCCCAAATGATTTGAGAAATGATATACTGACTTTGGTGTCATGGATGTATGAGAACAGAGGCAAGAAGATGAATGCTGATCCAAGGCAATCTATTTCGCAATATCCTTCATGGGAAGGGTTGAATTATCACCAATACAGGCAAGTAGTTATATAATGGCTAAAGGATTTAACATAGAGGTTTCAGATAGAGCAATTAACAATATTCTTAAAAAGTATAAAACACTTGTTAATGATGCTGCCGTTGAAATTGATATGGAATTAGCTGCTCATGGTGAGGATATGGCGAGAAGTGCAAAGAATCTTGCACCAGTAGACACTGGGAGACTTAGAGCATCAATAAGCCTAAAGAAAGACCAATTTATGAGTTATCAGCTTGTTGCTCAAACGAAATACGCTGCTTATCATGAGTTCGGTACAGGTACATTATATGAGGCTCCTGAATACCCTGAATGGCAAGATTTAGCATCAAAGTTTAAAGGGAAAGGTATAAGACCTGTGAATATTCCTGCAAGACCATTCATGCGCCCAAGTATCTTAGCTTACTGGCCTAAATTTAAAACAAGAGTTATTGAGGTGCTAAAAATGTATAAATGAAAGACGCATCAAATAACATACGTGTAATATATGTGAACGCCTTAAATGGTAACTTGTCTTACAATGGGCAAGATGTTCCCGTTTATGGACAGACACCATTTCGCACTACTCCGAAAAACTATGTAGTCATTTCATCCATCACCGAATCAGCGAATAATAATAATCAGTATTTTGGGAACTTTGTTGATGTTGTAATTGACATCTTCAGTGAACAATACAGAGTATATGATAACGGAGTGGTGGATAATATCTCATCACAAATATTGAACATATTAATTCCAGATACTGCGGTTGATGGGTTTAGTGATGCGGATTTTGTAGTATACCCTACTGCAAGGACTTCGTCAAACTATTTGCCGTTACAAAACGGAGATAATTTTGTTGCTCGTAAGATAATAACAATTAGTAATTTAGTAAATCAAAAATAGAATAAAATGCCACAAGTATTAGGTTCATTACAAAACATCGAAATAGATGTAGCAGGTGGAAGTTCATACAAGAACCTTGTATGTCTTCGTACTGGTTCAGTTAACACAACAATGGATGCAACAGTTGAGCAAACCAATTGCGGAGTTTTGACATCCCCTTCAGAGCCACAAATGACGGTTGATTTTGATGCCATTTGCGAAGCTGCACCAACTATTGCTCAAGTATCTTATGAAGACCTTTTGGCTGCAATGGTTAACAAAACTATTGTAACTGTAAGGGTTCAGAATCCAACAATCACTGGTTCTTCAGTTGGTACAGTTTATTACCACCAATTTAGTGGTTATATTACTGATCTTACTTTGAATCAATCTACAACCGAATTTGTAAACTTCTCTGGTACTATCCAATCTTCAGGAACTCTTGACGTAACTGTATAATTATGAACTACTGCACTATAACTATCAATGGCACTAAGACTGGCATTAAATTCGGCATGGCATCATTTCGTTATTTAGGTGATGGTAAACTTGTCGAAGGCAAAACTCATAAGGGTGATGAACTCAATGAAATCGGAATAGCACATATACTTTACTCAGGCTATTGGAATAACTGCATCGTAAAGGATGTAGAGACTGAACTGACTTTCTCCGATTTCGTAGACTACATAGAATCCAATTTGCGTAATGAAGAGGCAATGATTGAGATTAGAAACGCATTGGAGATATGGACTAAAAACGAGTTCATCAAGCAAGTGAATGAGCCTGAAGCAAAAAAAAAGACTTCACCTTCGAAGAAATCGAAGCCTACGCCTTCGGTGAAATGATGCTGCTGCCTAATGAGTTTTATAAGATGTCACCACGGCATTTTTCACTAATGCTCAAAGGACATCAGGAAAAGAAGGTGGATGATTACCGACAAACGAGACTATTAATGTTTACGATGGTTCGTTTGCATGGTGATCCTAAATCTTCGCCTAAATCACCAGAAGCATTGTGGGAATTGCCTGGGGATGAGGTCAAAGGGATGTCCGATGAAGATTATAGAGAAATATTTAAACGTTTGGTTAAATGAATGAAGACTTTATATTTCGGCTTGGTGCGGATGTCTCATCATTTACCAAGTCTATAACCGAGGTTGAGAAGGAACTTGACTCAGCACGTAAATCTATTAAAGGTGCTTTAGGTGATGACCTTGTAAAGGGGAATCAATATATTAAAGACCTTGAGCAATCTCTTAAAAACCTTCGTTCTGTTGGTATTCCTGACTTAAAACCTGGGTTAAAAGATATCCCACCTGCTGCACAGAAAGCACAAAACACGCTCACGGGTTTATCTGGAGTAGTTCGTGATTTACCATTCGGTTTTATAGCGATACAGAATAACTTACCGATTCTTATTGACCAATTCTCTGCATTAAGTAAGACAAGTGGTGGTGTAGGTGGAGCATTAAAGAATTTATCAGGTGCATTAATTGGGCCTGCAGGAGCAGCGTTTGCGTTTGGTGCGGTTGTTTCCGTAGTTACTGGTGTAATACAGAAATATGGTTCATTAGGGAATGCAATAAAGGTATTAACGGCAGAAAACGCAGCACTTGTTGAGGCACAACTACAATTCGTAAAGGAATCAACTAAGGCAGCAGGAGCATCGGTTGTTGAGGATGCTAAAGTTAAAATATTAACACAATCCTTACTTGATGGTAAGACTGCTCGTAAAGATCAGATAGCTTATTACGAAGAACTTAAAAGAATTTCTCCAGATGTCGTTTCTGGCATTAGTGAAGAGAACTTAGGTACTGATGAATCTAATAGACTAATTTCACAAAACGTTTTATTACGTGCTGAATTAGTAAAATTGCAGATTCAAGAGGCAGGAATAAAATCTGCTGCATCAACTAATGCGGAGGCTTTAGCACTTGCAAGGAATAAGGAAACTAAGGCAACAAAAGATTTAGCAAATTTCACGGCTGAATACAATGCAGTATCAAAAGCATCTGGTCAAGCACCACAAGCAATTCAAGGGTCAGCTACCGCAATTGCTGCTGCTAATTCTGCATTACAATCTGCACAAAAAGAAATAAGTAAATTAACTGTTGTTGAAAATGAGTTTCTTGGTCAGCTTGATAAGATAACTCCACGTGTTGCACAGATTAATGGTATTTTTAAAGAGCAGAATGATACATTAGCAGAAAGTACACGTAAAACTAATGAGGCTAAATTAGCAGGTGAAAAAAGAACTAAGCAATTAGAGAGAGAGGCTATTGCACTTAAAAAGAAAAGTGAAGCCGATGAAAAGGCTCTTGAAAAATTAAGGCAGGAAAGAACAATAAGAGTAACGGCTCAACTTGAAGTTGATTTTCAGCGTAGAGGAAATATTGATACGTCTGAGATACTTAAAAAACGTATACAAGAAACACAAAAGGAAGTACAAAGAACGGCAGGAGTAATCCAAGTACCTTTACAATTCCCTGGGGTTAACCCATTGGCTTTATTGCAGAATATAAAACTTGCACAAGCTGAATTTGTAAAACTTAAAGAGGCTGCTAATTTACAAGCTACTACACAACTTATTACAGATACATTTTTTAGTCCATTATCACAGTTATTTGAAGGACTTATATCTGGTGCTAAAAACTCAATGCAAGAATTTGGTAAAGCCATTACAAGTGCATTAAAACAATTAGTTGCTAAAATAATTGCAACGGGTATAATACAGATTATAGGTGTTTTACTTTCAGGAGGATTCTCATCAGCAGCAGGTGGAGCAGCAGGAGGTTTTAAATCTGTATTAAAAGGTATTGGTGCTGCATTCGGTTTCAAAACTCTTGCTAACCCCAATTTCGGAGGTGTAACGGGTGGAGGAATGGCTATGAGTGGAGCAGTTAACGTAGTTTTGAGAGGTCAGGATTTAGTAGGATCATTGAATAGAACAAACGCACAAATAAATCGAGTTGGCTAAAGCACTAAAATATCAAATGGCATTCAAAACAGTGGACAATAAAGATGTCACTGTTGACTTTCGTGAGTATAATACTGATGAGGATATCTTCAAGCCAATCAGAGCGTTTCTATGCGAGATACAGATAATGACAAATGTCAATGGAGTAACAATCGATACTTTCATTGCAAATAATGACACAGATATACAAGTTATTGTTCATTATAATGGTTATTATTCAAATAGCACTTGGTATGGCTATATTTTGCAGGATGATATAGAGGAGGTATGGGATGATGGTAATCATTATCTGATAGTAAGAGCAGCGGAAGGGTTTGGGTTACTAAAAAACATTCCTTTTGCCGTAGCAGGAGCAGAGCCAGTAGGTAAATATACACCACTCCAATTTATAGAAAATGCTTTATCAACTCTTACGACTGGTGTTACGGCTGATTATTATGTTCTTAATAATCTGTTTCACGATAGTATGGTTGATACTGCGGGGAGGCATCCGCTTAATCAATGCTATATTGAATCTAAAACGTTCCAACAAGAAGGGACTGAATACGATGATTGCTATACTGTAATTGAAAAAATATGTGCTGCATTCGGTCAATCTATATTTTTCGATGGACAAATGTGGTTATTTAGACCTGAAGAACTTTATACATCATATAATAATAATCTGAGGGTTGCAAATGTCACATCTGTAAATCAATTTGAGATTCTAACAAGATATGATATCGAAATAGGTGTAGGAAGGGAGATGCAGCCTATTATGCCTGAAATGCTCAGAAGCCTAAATAGGGCAACAAAGTTCGATGAGGTTGATTTCTACTATAATGTATTTGATGAGGTATTAATAAACGAAACATTCGAAAGAGGCACATTAACTTCATCTGGAACGACATTTAAAGAGTTTAGCGTTGATTCATGGACTTACGGCTTTGGTTCAATATCAAATACAACGCCACCATCATCGGGAGTTTTAAGGGCAAGAGAGGACTACGCAGTTGCACTTAGTGGGCAATTAATAGATAGGTATATTTATTTTCCGATTCAAAGTTTAGGCGTTGGAGATACAACCCATTGGATAAGGTCACAAAGTATAAACGTAAAACAAGGTGGCAGCATTAATTTCACTGTTGACTTTAGATTTCAAAATACCCATCAAGTTGGTAACGCAGTTGGTTATGTAGTAATTCAATCAGGTTTAACATATTATTCACTCAACGAGAATGGCACATGGGCATCATCTGCATCATTGGGAGGGAGTACTCCAATTCTTGTTGACCTTACATCAACAAGTGGGGTGACTTCAACTGAGTGGAATACGGCTCAGGTAGAGTCATTACCAATTCCTGCGGATGGTACTTTGACTGTTTATTTGTCTGCGACTACTTCTGGAGTAAGTGCGAATAATGCATATTTAAAGAACTTTGATTTTAAAGTGGTATCTGCTTTTGAATCAGAAACAGACTTGAGAAGGATTAAGGGTGAAAATAGTTTATATACCAAGTCACTCACAATTAATAACTCTTATAAACAAGAGATATTTCTTGATGACCATTTTAGTCCATCATTCAAAGGAGCAATATTTGAATCAGACCAAACAACTCTAACCGATGCAGATTGGTATCGTTATCGGTTCTTGGGCGAGTCCTATGGATTCCGAAGGCAAAATGCTACTGCTCAATGGGAGCATAACCGATTCAATCGTAACAAGATTGATGTCAATCTCTATGGCATTTCATGGGATACTGGCAGCGGTTTTGAAATGATGTCATTTAAAAATACATATCGGTTTATGGATGATGATGTGAATAAGGTGTACTACCCTGCGAATATTAGTGAGATTGATTTAGTAAATAATACATGGTCAGGAACGCTTGTTGAGGTATGGGATCAGACCAAAGACTTACCTACTACGCAGACATTTGAGGCTGATTTTACACTTGGGACTTATACTACATCACCGCTTACCGCTCCGCTCACATTGGTTACTTCTGGAGGTTTTAGCATTCAGTCAAGCAATACGGCAAGGTATGATGCAGCTACAACACTCACGACACCCGTCACAGTTGGTATTTTTGGAAATGTTTCGTGCAGTACTTATCCCAAAAATGTTACCTTTGAACTGCGGAAATCAGGTACTGCAATACGGACTATAACTTATCCTGTTTACGTGGCTAATCAGCCATTTACTTTTGACTTATCCGTAGGAACGCAGACAATAGCAACAAATAACACTTTCACTGTGGTAATTACTGGTCATTCATCGGTTACGATTGGAGGAGGAGATATGAAGATTAACACACCAGGAACGGCTTATACTTTTGACACATATACAGATAATTATTTATATCAATAATGGCAGATCCAGTAAAAGCGGAAGGTTTAGTCATAGCGTACACCATAGGGAGTAATATATACCCATTGGCTTGTGCGAAAAACGCATCAATGACTATTACAAGGGATATGCTTGAACTTGCCCCAAAGACAAATAATACACATAGACAGTTTATACCTGGGAAGAGAGCATCAACGATAACGGGGTCAGGACTTGTTAAGATTGTCGGTACGACTCAACACGGGATTGATTTCTTTGAGGACTTGCTCACCACAGTTGACACAAAATACACTGCCTATCTTGATATAATTGATCCACAGAACAATTATAGAGTTTATCAGTTTCAATGCTACGTTACTGAGGTTTCTTATGATTCCACGGTGAATAATTTTGCTCAGTATAACTATTCTTTGCAGGTAACGGGAGGATTTACTGAGTTGACTGTGATTGATACCTATACTGTGGCATCAGGAACAATTACGGGTCGTTCAACATCAACGCATAAACTTGTAGCGGTTGGATATGGTGGGAAATGGTATTACAACTATACTGTCAGCGCAGGGCCATTAATAACGCTTGGAACTGCTTTGAATGGTACTTCAGTCGTTGCAGCTTATATAACATTATAGAATATGTCAGAACATAATTTAAAAACAATTCGCAAGGGTGACACGTGGAGCATGGATTTGTCATTTTATGAAGAACCCTGCGAAACAACACCAATTAATGTGAGTACTTGGACTTTTAAACTCATGGCAAAGAACTCAGCAGGAGTTACCCAATGGACATGGGATAATGCGACATTCGCAGCAGGAGCAACAACTAATCAGCGGATTGTAACACTTAGTGCGGTTACTACGGCAACCTATGTTGTGGGTGAGTATGCGTATGATTTACAAGTGACTAAGGCTGATGGAGTTTATACTTATATGACTGGTTTTGTAATCGTTGAAGACCAAATAACATCGTAATGACTATAAAAGTAACATATAATGTAACGGATGTTTATGTAACTCAGGATGTTTCGCCTGTTTATATAAATGTATCATATAGTTCTGGTGGCGGTGGCGGTTCAGCGGTTTGGGGTGGAATTACGGGAACGCTATCCAACCAAACTGATCTTCAGACTGCTCTTGATGGTAAATTCGATGACCCAACGGGTGACACTACACAATACATTGCAGGCGATGGGTCATTGGTTGCTTTTCCGATTACGGGACAAGCAGGTACATTGGTTCGAGAGGTTCGTAATGTAACGGGTGCGACAATCACAAAGGGAACGGTTGTTTATATTAATGGTGCGAGTGGCAATAAGCCAACTGTGGCAAAGGCATTAGCAACGAGTGATGCGACATCTGCACAGACATTCGGATTAATTCAAGCGGATATACCGAATAACTCAAATGGGTATTTAGTAGCTTTTGGGGACTTGGATGGGTTGAATACTTCGGCATTTGCTGAAGGGGTGCAGTTGTATTTATCATCAACAACGGCAGGTGAATATACAAGTACCAAGCAGTACGCTCCGAATCATTTGGTTTATATTGGAGTTGTAACAAGGCAGCACGTTAATCAAGGGCGCATAGAGGTTCGTATACAAAACGGATACGAGATGGATGAGCTGCATGACGTGGCTGCACAAACACCATCAAACAATCACGGCTTATTCTACAATAGCACCAATTCGCTTTGGGAAAATAAATCAATAGCAACTGCATTAGGCTACACCCCTGCAAATTCTGCGACTACACTCACGATTAACGGAGTGACTTACGATTTGTCAGCCAATCGCTCATGGACTGTTTCGGGTGGTATTTCGGGGTCAGGTGCGAGTGGTCAGGTATCCTATTGGGATGGTACGACTTCACAGGCAGGGAGTAATAATCTGTTTTGGGATAATACTAATGGGAGATTAGGGATTGGGACTAATTCGCCACAAGCTACATTTTCAGTAAAAACATCTTCTTCTACTACAAAATACATTGAATTTTCACAAGCAGGTGGAATTAATTATATAGAATCACTTGATAGGGTTAGCGGTAATGCTCCATTAGTTTTATATGCTGGTCAAGGAACTGCTTATATTGGGTTTGTGGCAGGAAGTAGTCCAGCCGAGGGTATGCGCCTTACAT